GAAAAGGCGCTGACCGCAAAGCGCCACGCGATTGAAGAGCAGATCGCAGCGGCCCTAGAAGTCAAAGACGAGGGCAGCATATCCCACAAAACTGAAGGCCATAAAGTTACGCTGACACAGCCCGTGTCTCGTAAAGTTGACGCCATCGTTTGGGACAAAGTTAGCCGCAAAATTCCAACACATCTTCACCCAGTAAAGACAACCATCAGCGCGGATGCCGCTGGCTGTCGTTATTTGTTGGCTAATGATCCAAAGTTGTGGGCCAAGATTGCGCCTGCCTTTGAAACCAAAGCTGGCAAAGTCGGCGTTAAGGTTGAGGTGCTTTGATGGTATCTATAAATAATGCGCCCCGCTCTGGTGATAAAACATCAGAACAGCAACTCAAAGAAATCATGCGTAACAAACAAAATTGCTCTTTGCGGTTTCGTAAGGATGTGAAGGTTTCACTCAGCCCAGAACCTAAATGGGCAGAAAAGGATTATGGCAATGAACCGCAGCATAGATGAAATTTTAGACGAGGTATTTGCACTCGTCTTTGGGAGGGATTGGTAATGAAGATTGATAAGGGGGTGCCGATCACATCGTCATCCAACACCAGATCGGGAAAGTGGAAAAACTTGCTGGGTCAAATGGAAGTTGGCGACAGTGTGTTGGTTGATACCAAAACTGAGACAATGACAATTCGCGCTGCGGCCAAGGGTCTTGAAATGAAGGTCACGGTTCGTGGCGAAGACGATAAATTTAGAGTGTGGAGGGTAGAAGTATAATGGCTTGTTTAATTGAATTAACATTGATGGGCCAACATGATGGAGAAGATCACGGATCAGTGATCGTAAACATGGATCGTGTTGAACACTTTAGGTCTGTCAAAGAATCAGAGATTTGGATGACTGGATTATTTTTTAAGGGGTATGAGCTGTACGTCAAAGAAAATTATAAGTTAATTATGGAAGAGGTTAACAATTATGGCAATTGATCTGAAAAGTCTGTCGAAGCCATCGGGCCAACGTCCGATTATAGCGACCATTTTCGGGGAGGGCGGCATGGGCAAGACTACACTGGCGTCAATGTTCCCGAACCCTGTGATTATACGCACAGAGGATGGCACAGCCAGTCTCACAGGCAATGACAACGTCAGCCTGTTTCCACTGTCCACATCCAGCCAAGACGTGCTGGACGCCATTGAGGCGCTTGCCACGCAAGACCACAAGCACAAGACGCTGGTGATTGACTCGATCACACAGCTTGCGACGATGGTAGAGGCTGAGATTGTGGCGGCTGATCCCAAGGCCAAGTCGATCAATGCGGCGGCTGGAGGTTTTGGTGCTGGTCAATCTGCGGCGGCTGAAAAGCATCGCCAGATTAGAGACTGGGCTGGATCACTGGCATACGAAAAGGGCATGAATGTCATCTTCATTGCCCATGCCGATACAGAACACTTGGAACTCCCAGATAGCGATAGTTACTCAAGATACACGCTGCGCCTGCATCGTAAATCTTTGGCAAATTACACTGATAATGTTGATTTGGTGGCTATGATCAGGCTGAAGACTTTCGTCAGAAATGGCGAGGGCGACAAGAAACGTGCGATCAGTACGGGTGAGCGCGAAATCATCTGCCATCCGCAGGCGGCATCTATCACCAAAAATCGTTTTAACATCAGTGAACCTCTGCCGTTCACTTTTGACCGCAACCCTTTTGCAGACTTTTTAACAGAGTAGGAAACTAAAATGGACTTTAGCGATATTAACTTCGACGCCGTGGAAGTGGCACCATCTTTCGAGCCGCTCCCAGCAGGCAATTACAAGTGCGTGATTACTGATCACGAACAGAAGCCTACGAAGGCGCAGACTGGATCATATCTTCAGTTGAAGATCGAAGTGATTGAGGGCCACTACACTGGCCGTGTGGTGTTCGACAGGCTTAATCTTAAAAACCCCAACGCCACAGCCGTTGAGATCGCAACTCGCACTCTCAAGTCTATTGGCGCGGCCTTGCAGGTTCCTCTGCATAATTCGGAGGAATTGCTGGACAAGCCACTGATGGTGAAGCTGGCGGTGCGCCCAGCGTCTAATGGCTATGAAGCCAGTAATGACGTTAAGGGCTACTCAAGTGCTGGTGCTAACGCAGGCTATGCCCAAGCGGCTCCAGCGGCTGCACCACAGGCGGCGGCTGCTCCACCTTGGAAGAGATAATCTATTTTGCAATGGGGTGGCTTTTGCTGCCCCATTTTACAAATGGAGAGGATCGGAAATGAAACATAAAAAAGTTACGAAACTCTGGTTGGGTAAGTTTGTCTCTGTCAGAGATTATGAACTTAAAAATGCAATTAGCGAGGGTGGATTGATTATTGAGCATGAAGGGGAGCATATGCGTATGTCTGTTGAAGATTTAAAACAAATTGTTCCATCAGGAAAATTTCATAAAGCCAAGTTTGCTGAGTTCGTTCGGAGCTATCAACTTTGTGATATTACGTGGAAGCCTAGCGATATTGATCAGGGGGAGCTGTTTTAAATGAACCTTGAGAAATACATGCAACCCACGACAGTTCAGAAGATTTACGAACACTATGAGGCCAGCCGCGAAAACGGACACAGGCCGCATTTGGGAGGGTCACAGATAGGCAACCCGTGTTCTAGGGCATTGTGGTATCAGTTTCGACACGCAAGCTCACAGAGCTTTGAGGGGCGTATGCTGCGCCTGTTTGAAACGGGTGACCGCGAGGAGGAGCGGATCGTGGCAAACTTGAGGGCGATTGGGGTCGAGGTGTGGGAGGTCGATCCAGAAACGGGCCGACAGATTAATTACACGGCCTGCGGCGGTCACTTTGGATTGAGCTTGGACGGCATTGGAATTGGGTTTCCTGAGAGCAAAGAGCCACATACGCTGGAATTTAAAACGATGAACGACAAGAGCTTTGCTCAGACCAAGATGAAGGGCGTCAGGATCAGTAAGCCTGTCTATTGGGCGCAGTGTCAGGTGGGAATGCATTTGTCTGACATTGATCGTTGCTATTTTTTCGCCGTAAATAAAAATAACGATGAGATTTACGCAGAGCGAATTAAGCGGGATCGGGCAGAGGGTGAGATGTTGATCAGCAAGGCCAGCAATATCATTTTCGATGAAAAGCCACCGTCAAAAATTAGCCATGATCCCAGCAAGTTTGCTTGTCGGTTTTGCAATTATATTCCGATTTGCCACGGTGGTGAATTGCCAGAGGTTAATGATCGAACAGACGCCCACAGCACCCCAGAGCGGGACGGCACTTGGAGCCGCAAGGAGGGCGCGGGGGGCCACCTGTTCAATCCTTTCATGGTGCCTGACGATTGGGAGATCATAGACGCTGGAGATGATTTCGTGGAGTATCAGACGCCACATGGCGTTATCCGCAATCAAGACAACAGCGAAGAATTGAGAGAAAGAGTTCTGTCCCATGACCTTTGAATTACGTGATTATCAGAAAGAAGCTGTCGATGGCTTATACAACTATTGGGCAGGCAAGGCTGGCGATAATCCACTTATAGTTGCACCCACTGGGTCAGGCAAGACGGCCATCATCGCGCAGATCGTAAAGGACGCCATGTCATTTCCCGACACTAGGGTGATGATTGTGACCCACGTCAAAGAGCTTTTGGAGCAGGGGGCCAATGGTCTGCTGAAAATGTATCCAGAGGCTGATTACGGCGTCTACAGTGCAGGGCTAAAGCAGAAGGTCTTAGACCGCCCCATTACCTTTGCTGGCATCCAGAGCGTCTGGGAACGCGCCTATGACATCATCCCTGCGCCAGACCTGATCTTGATCGATGAAGCGCATATGCTGCCCCAAAATACTGAGACGCGATACAATCGCTTTATTGCTGATTTGAAAGTTTGCAACCCTGACATCAAAGTGGTGGGGCTGACAGCTACGCCCTACAGATTGGACAGTGGCTATCTCCACAAAGGTGCAGGCGCTCTGTTCGATGGCATAGCCTATGACATCCCTGTGTCTATGCTGATGGAGCAGGG